CGCAATACCACGAAACAACGTCGGCAAGTGCGTTGGAGGGGACGAACGTCTTCTGAGTCGATGTACCGGCCGAAAGGCCTGAAAAATCGCTGGAAGCGTCGGAGATTACTATGGGTGCAATAGCAGGCATAGTGATTTGTTACCTTTCACGAAGTTGTGAAAAAAGAGCGATGGCTTCGGCCAGATGCACTCCAGAAATGGGACTTTTAAATCGAGGCGTCGGAACATCCGGTAAGGGGAGAACAACCCTCTTACAGAACGTTGTACTGCACGCCTGGAAATTAAAGCCACGCCTGAAGAACAAGTATCCGTCGTCTTGAATCGGATCGCTGCCGCGTAAATGATACGCGGGATAGCTAGGATTCACGCTCGCCGAATAGGCGTTTTGTAGTGCAAAACCGCCCACATCTTCGAAAAGCGACTCTTCGATGTTTATAAACACCGTTTTGTAGCTTTCTTTGATGGTTAAGCCATTTAGGGACGTCAAAGCAGTTAAGAAGTCACCAATTGGTAAAAACCAATCGGCGACGAAACTGAATGGCACTAGTTCCCAAATGACGTTTGCTGGGTTAGTAAAGCCCAGCTGTGCCGCTTGTCGCTCTAGGTCAGAGGAGATATGAAAGATCGAGCTGAATTTGACTCGAATCGTAATAGTCTTCTGACTTATTCTTCTGATGGTCTGGCCGTTAACGACTTCCGTCGTATCGGTAGATTCAACAAAAGATTTTTGAGCGTGACCGTTGGATTTAACCGGTCTGGCTTTTAAAACAAATTCAGCCAGATGTTCTGCGGCGCCAACAACGTCGCCGAGAAGCGGTTTTATTCCATATTGATACACCAAGTAATCATTCGCCAATTCTTTTCGAGAAGTGGGGAATAAAGCTTGGAAAGCGCCAACAATATTCAATTTCTTGACACTGTTGAAAGCTTTTCCCAACCTTACAGACAAGTCAATTATCATATTGACCGTTTGCATAGCTTGGGATGTTTCAGTCGCAAGGTCAATCTTCTGATTTTGTAATTTGGCATAATGACGCTTCAAGGCTAAATAGCCAAGTTCGTCAATTTTGTCAGCATATTCAATCAAAAGATTCTGCGGATCGACTACAGTACCATAGGT